TGGTGCTCTTGATGCTGTTCCAGATGTTAGATACCACCGATTGGATGGCGTTCAGAACATTGGAAACCGCAGAAGAAATCTGATTCCAGATAGACGATACCACAGAAAAAATGGCATTCATCACACTGGAAATCGTGCCGGAGATGCCGTTCCAGATGGAAGAAACCACATTCCAGATTGCAGACAAAACTGATGAAATGAAACCTGATACCGCATTCCAGATGGTCGTTACCGTATCTTGAATGGTATCCAAAACCGTGGAGACCGTGGTAGAAATGGCATTCCAGATGGTTTCAAAGGTCGTTCGGATACCCTCTAAAATGGGTGTTAAAAACGCCACGATTGCATTCCAAATGGCATTGATCTTCTCCGAGATCCAATCCATCACTCTGCCCACAATGATCTGAATGGCTTCAAAAATCGTCTGAAACAGATAGCCAAATGCCGTGATCAGCGGTTCTAAGGTGGTGTAAATGGCATTCCAAACGGTCGTAATCACGTTATAAATTGCCTGAAAAACCGTAGAAACCACATTGTAAATGGCATTGAAAATCGTGCTGAAAAAGTTGTAGATCGCTGTAAAGATCGTGGTGAAGAAATCCCGAATCGCTGTAAATACGGTCGTTGCCACCGTCTGAATGGCAGTGACAATGGTGGTGAAGGTATTGGAAATGGATGTCCAAGTGTTGACGAAAAAGTCCCGGATTCCGGTAACGATTCCCGTGAAAAAGGAAGCAATGCTGTTCCATGTGTCCACGAAAAATGTTTTGATGGAAGTCCAGACTTCGTTCCAACTTGTGCCGAACCAGCCAAGCACCACATCTGCAATGCCTTTCAGGGTATTCATGATATTGCGGAACGTGTTGACAACGAAATTCCAGATAGAGGTAAAAATTCCCTTGATGCCATTCCAGCACTGCTCCCAATCCCCAGTAAACAGACCGATCAGCACGTCCAGCAGCCCCAGAAGAACGCCAGTAAACTCTGAAAAGATGTTGGAGATATTCTGAAAGACGCCTTCAAAAATAGGGGCTAACAGATTGCACAGCCCGTCCCACGCTGCTTTCAGCACATCGGTGAAACTCTCAAAATCGAATCCCAGAGCATTTAACCGGTCAGTGATGCCCTGTGTCAATCCGGTAAAGGTGTTTTTGATCTGTTCCCAGATGGCGATGATATTGCTTTTGAATTCATCATTGGTTTTCCAGAGATGCACAAAGGCAGCCACCAAAGCGGCAACAGCTGCGATAATGGCAAGCAGCGAACCTAATGACACCCCCAACGCTCCGGTAATAGCTCCGATGCCACCTTGCACAGCCGAGAAAAGGGCAGGCAGTTTGGACACTGCGGAAAAGACCGTTCCCACGCTGGAAATGGTCTTTCCAAGCACCACCAGCATCGGACCCAGAGCAGCAGTCACCAGTGCAATTTTTGCAATGGTTTCTTTAGTCTGCGGATCCAATTGATTCAGCTTGTCCACCAGTTCCTGAATGCGGGAAACAATGGAGCGAATGGTGGGCATCAGAATATCGCTAAAACTGATTGCCAACTCTTCCAGCTGGGACTTCAAGATAGTCACTTGTCCGGCAAGATTGTCTTGCATGACTGCCGCCATTTTTTCAGTTGTGCCATTGTAGCCATCTACTGTATCAGAGCAAGTGTCAATGGCATTGGACAGCTTTTCAAAATCCGCCGGTGAACCGTTGATGATTGCCAGCATACCGGACATGGCCTCTTTGCCAAACAGCGAGGCAGCCGCCTGTGCCTGTTCTGCCTCAGAAAGTCCGCCTAATTTCTGACGAAGTTGCTCCATAAGTTCTCGTAAAGAGTACATCTTGCCGGAACTATCCGTCAGAGAAATGCCGTACTGTTCCATAGCAGATGCTACCGTGCCTGTCGGCTTTGCCAGATTGGTGATAGCGGAACGCAGTGCTGTACCAGCCTGTGAGGATTTGATACCGGCGTTTGCCATCAGTCCGATGGCAATGGCAGAGTCTTCAGCAGAATAGCCCAAAGAACCCAGTACCGGAGCAGCATACTTGAAAGTTTCGCCCATCATGCTGACGTTGGTATTGGCATTGGAACTTGCAGCCGCCAGAATATCCGCAAAATGTCCGCTGTCCGAGGCAGACAAACCGAAAGCGGTCAGAGCGTCTGTGACAATGTCTGAAGTAGATGCCAAGTCCTCGCCGGAAGCGGCAGCAAGATTCATGATACCTTCGATACCGCTGAGCATATCGTTGGTTTTCCAGCCTGCCATCGCCATGTAGTTCATGGCTTCGGCTGCCTCACTTGCAGAGAATTTTGTTTTGCTGCCCATTTCACGGGCTTTTTCCCGGAGGGCATCCATCTCTGAACCGGTCGCACCGGACACAGCTGCCACCTTTGACATGGCGGAATCGAAATCCGCACCAGTTTTCACGGCAATGGTTCCCAGAGCCGTGACACCAGCGGTGACGGGCAGCAGCTTTTGTCCCACACCGGAGATCTTGTCTCCGGCGGACTGCAGCGTTTCACCCAGAACACCCATCTTTTCCAAGGCGGTGTGAGAATTGTTTGCTTCTGTGGTCAGGCGTTTCAGTTCGTTTTCGGTTTCGATGATCTCACGCTGTAGAGCATCATACTGCTGCTGTGAAATTTCACCATTTGCAAGAGCGGTATTTGCCTGTTCTGCAGCAGTTTTCAGCACTTCCAGCTTTTCTTTGGTGGCAGATACCGCATCTGCCAGCAACTTGTGTTTTTGAGATAGGAGTTCCGTGTTGGTCGGATCAAGTTTCAGCAGCTTCTGGACATCTTTCAGCTGCGTCTGCGTGCCCTTGATGTCCTTGTTGACACCTTCCAGTGCTTTGGACAGCTTGGTGGTATCGCCGCCGCTCTCGACCGTGATGCCTTTGATTCTGTTTGCCATGTAATCACCTCAGTTCTAAAAAATATCAGCTTTTTTATCAGTAAATCTATTGACATTTCTGCAAAAATGACGTATACTATAAGTGGAGGTGTAGCGTATGAATATTATTGCAGCAATTCAAAATACCATTTCTATTTCGCAGTTCAATCGTGGACTTGCAGGAAAAATTTTTCAGGATGTCAAAAACAGCGGTGCAAAAGTTGTTATGAAAAACAATGCACCGGAATGTGTGCTTCTTTCTCCGGATGAATATGTCAGCCTGATGGATGAAGTGAATGATGCCCGCTTACTCACTCTGGCTGTAAAACGAATGGAAAAATTCAATCCGGAAGAAACGATTCCGGAAGAAAAAGTTATGAAAGACCTCGGAATCACAGACGATGATTTATCCGACTTTGATGAGGTAGAATTTGAATGAATTGGGAAGTAGAATATCTGCCGGAAGCCGAAAGTGATTTAAAATCGCTTGACGGAAGTCAAAGAATACTGGTCTTAAAAGCAATCAAGAAAGTGAAACAAAATCCGCTTCCTGTTTATGAAGGCGGATATGGGAAACCGCTTGGAAACAAAAACGGCAATGATCTAACTGGCTTTCTGAAAGTCAAACTGAAAAGTGCAGGTCTTAGAGTCGTATACAAAGTTGTCAAGCAAAATGATAAGATGCTGATTATTGTAATTGGTGCCAGAGCCGATGAAGAAGTATACGGCATTGCTCAAAAAAGAATACAGGAAAATGACTTGTAATCAAAACGCATCAAAATCCCTCTGATCTGCCAGCACATCATAATGACACTCGTCATTCTCCCGTTCGGTGAACATATCATTTACCAGACCAATCGTTAAAAAATCCAAATCGCTCATAGACAAGCCCAGCTGGACGCACCGTAACAAGAAAAGCGGTGTGGTCATCGGTCGGTCAATCGGGCGATGTTTTTTTTACCGGCTACCTGTGTTTCTACGTTCAAGCCCCAGAGGTCAATCAGCTGTGGCAGGATTTCGTAAATGCTGAACGTGTTGAACTGTTCCAGCCAGTCATCCGGAGAAGCCGGAACGGATGGGTCAGCGTGTTTCGCCATGATGTAGGCGATGTTTTCGAAGAGCTCCAACGACACAATATCCAGACTGGAAGCAGCCGGATTCTGGTCGTCTGGTTTCTGGTCTTTTTGTTCCTGCATGGCTTTTTGTAAGGCGTTTAAATCCTGATAAATATCACGCCGAAATTTCAGGCGGTACAGCCGAGGAATGGCTGCACTTGCCTTGAATGGGACTTCGATGCCATCTACAACAATGTTTTTCTGAATTGCCATCATCCCACCCCCTTACACTTTAACAGAAGCAGCGGATTTCTGAGCCTTTTCAGACGCTGCAAAATCCGGCGTGTATACACTCTTATACCAGTTATTATAGGTTTCAATAGATGTCTGCTCGCAAGTTCTTGCCTTTACCAAACCATTGTTCAGGGCGGTTGCAGTCAGGGACAGCGTTTCCGTTTTAACTTCCTTTTCTGCTTCAATGGTGCTGGATTCTGTTGCCGGACGAGAGGCAGAGCAGCAGAACAGGCAGTGCCGAATTTTATTCTTATCGCCGCTGAATTCAAACAGCAGTGCAAACTGGGATACTTCTGCAGTATTGGTTTCCGTGAGAACGCCCTTTTCATCCAGTTTCTCACCGAGAATGTCTGTCGCAAACTCAAGCGGAACCAGTGCAATTTCCAGATCGCCGGTGTAACCAGAGTTGTTGTTGATGACATAGTACACACCATCGTCAGCGTAAAAATTGGATGCTTCCCCTTCTGCATCGATAGACAGCGACACTGCACCGGGAATGCGAACCGGCTTTGCAAATGTCGGCACACCTTCTTCATCATAAGAGGTGATTTTTGCATAGTGAACTTTGTTCAGACCGAATTTTACCTTGTTTTTCTCCATTGCCATATAGATCAAACCTCCATCTCATAGAGTACTTCATACAATTCTTCCGAATCAATGAATGTTTCTGTTTTTGTATAATAAATCTCGTGCTGGGCAAGCACTGACTCCACCTGTTCTTCCAATTCCGGTTGCTTTTTGTCTGTGTACAATTC